TTTCTCAGCTGTAACAGGTGCACAGGTTTTATTCGGTCAACAATCTGAAGAAATAGAAAAGCAAATGTTAAAAGTTCAGGGAGCTATTGCTTTAACTCAGGGTATTAGTGCAATGAAAGAAATGAGAAACGACGCTACTGAGCTTGCTGGTTCGATAAAAAACACGGTTGTAAACGCTTTTAAATCGTTAACTACAGCCGAAATGATTAATGCAACCGAAACAGGATCGTTAACACTACTTCAAAAAGGTTACGCAATTGCTGTAGGTACTTCTACGGGTGCAATGAAGGCTTTTAGAATAGCTTTAGCGGCAACGGGAATAGGCTTACTAGTTGTGGCATTAGGGTTTCTAGTTGAGAAAATGATTAGTTACATGAGTTCAACAGATGATGCTACAAAGGCACAGGATAGGTTAACAGCTTCTACTAAACGATTTAATGCAGAGCGTGATCGAATGAATAAAAGAATGAATGATTCTATTGAATATGAAAAAAATTATGCAAAGGCTGTAGGAGCTAGCGAGGAAAAGATTTATGAAATTGAAAAAAACAGTTTCAAAAAGCGTGAAATGCAAAGAGAAAGTGATTATTGGGCAAACCTTCAAAGAATTTCAACTTTAAGAGAAAAAAAGAAAAATGCTTTGAATGCTGAGAATATGGATTTAGTTAAATCGATCAATGAAGAAATCACAAATATTAAAACAAAAAACAATGATTTAATTGATTTAAAATATCAACTACAAAGGGATGAAAAGCTTTTAACAGCACAACATAACACCGACTTACAGAATAAACAAAACGATGCCAACAAAGAAGCTGTAGCAAAAAGAAAAGAAAACAACGATAAAATAAAAGCAGAACAGGAAAAGGAGGCACAAGAGCGTTTGAACTTACAGCGTAAACTAGAAGATTTAACAGTCGCTAATATCGACGATGCTAACACACGGGATATAATGGCTTTAAAATTAAAGCATGACCGAGAACGTGAAGAAATGCAGAAACAATATGGTAAGAAAAAAGAATTTGCAGAACTTGAAAAACAATTATTGATTCAACAAGAAAACGAACGCAAAGCATTAGAAGATGAGCAAAAGAAAGCAAAAGAGGAAGAGGAAAAGGCAAAGCAAGAAAAAGAAAATGCAAGTAAAAAAGCACAATTAGAAGCTGAAATAATTAGAGCGGAAGAGGATTTTAACCTTAAACAACAAAAAAGAATTGAGTTAGAGAATTTAGATTATGAACAACAAAAAGCTAACAAGGAATTAACAGCTGGTGAATTAGAATTATTAAAAGCTAACCACGAAAAAAACCTTTTAGATATTGCTAAGGACTCAGCTGATAGGCAAAAAATGCTAGATGAAGAGCTTGCCAATTCTAAAAAATTCTTAGTAGATGAAACTGCTAATATGTTTGGAGCTTTAGCTGGTTTATCTAAACAAGGGAGTGCAATCCAAAAGGCATTTGCAATTACTGAATTATCAATTAATACAGCTAAATCTATTTCTAATGTTATAGCTGGTGCTACTGCGGCTGCTGCTGCTGGTGGGGCTGCTGCACCTTTTTTATTAGGTGGTTATATTGCTAGTGGGATTGCAACCGTTACCAAATCTTTAAGTGCTGCGAAACAGATACTAAATGCACCAATGCCAAGCGTACAACCGCCACAACAGAATAGACCAAATGAACAAACACAAACAGCACAACAAGGTACAACGCAAGGAATACAAGCTCAATCTACTTACAAGGTGGTAGTAGTTGATTCAGATATTACGAAAATGCAGGATAAGACAAAAAAAGTTAATGCAATAAGTACTATTTAACATAATATTTTTTATATTTACAAAAACGTTCTTTTATATGTTACCTTTTTACGAATTGGTTATAGATGAGTCTAATGATACAGGGGTTGATTTTAACGCCTTTGTATTAAGACCTGCACATGGAAAGCCCTATTTTGCATTCAACAAAGAGCAAAAAATTCAATATTTCTTTAATGAAGAAAAAAGAATAGTTACGGGCGTTATGATGAGTGCTAACACTCCAATATATAGAAGCAATCCAGACCGATTCGTACTCTTTAAAGGTGAAACAATAAAAGCAATAAGAACGAAATTCCATACAAACGGATTCCACAATAATGTAAACGAAGAACATAACCCTGATTTAAAACTTGAGGGTGTTAACATGATATCTAGTTATATCGTTTCTAATCCCTCACACATTCCAAGCCAATTTAAAGCAATGAACTTACAAAATGGTACATGGATAGCATCGTATAAGATTGACAATCCTACGGTATGGAATAAGATAAAAAAAGGGGAGTTTAGTGGGTATTCTGTAGAAGGATATTTCGACCAAAAAGAAATTAAAATAAAAACAAAATAAATGAGTAAATCAATTTTCGATTTCTTCAAGAAAGAAGAAAACAAAATAGTTTTTTCGGAAGTTAAAACTATCGATGGGATTGTCTTGCAATACGATGGTGAACTTGCTGAGGGTACACCTTTATTTGTATTAGATGAAGAAGGCAATCAAATCCCTGCACCAGAGGGTGAATACCAAGTTGAATATGAAGATCAACTATGGGTTGCATCTATTGATGTGAATGGCGTTCTAGTAAAATTAGAAGCTGTTAACGTAGAAGAGGAGCCTATGTCTGAAGAGGAGCCTGTTAATGAAATGATGAGCAAACAAGAGTTTGATGCAATCATTCAACAAGTTATCACAGATACAGATTCTAGAATTACAGCGTTAGAAGCGAAATTTGCTGAGTTGTTAGAAGTAAAAGAAAGTAAGTTTAAAGACGAAAGAAAAAAAGTTGAAATGTCTAAAGAACTTACAGTAAAAGAAATATTAACTAAAAAATAAAAAACAAATGTCAATTAAAAGAACATTAAAAGAAAAGTTCGGTTACGATGTATCTGGACTAGCAGCATGGAAAGATAACACTTTACCAAACATTACACCAGATTTAATTTCTACTTCAAGATTCTTAGAGAAATTAATGTTGGAAGAAGGTGTTAAAGGATCTAGAGAAATTGCATTATTATCTTCATCTGTGGCGTTACAAGCTAAGGCAGCGTGTACACCATCTCCAGATGGATCAGTTGTTTTCACTGAAAAAGTTTTAACTACTAAACCTTTGTACATGGGTGTTGAGTTTTGTAATGAAACTTTAAATACAAAAATGACTCAAGTATTGAATGCCTTAGGGATGAAAAACCAAGAAGGTCAATTACCTGCACCACTTGAGACTATCTTGATGGCTTACTTAACTAAACAATTACAGAAAAAAGCCGAGCGTTTAGTATGGTTGGGTGACACTGCATCTTTGGATCCTGAGTTAGTACACTTTGATGGTTTAGTTAAGGCGTTGAAAGCAGATACAGCGGTATTAAAAACAACTACTACTTATGCAACTTTAACAACTTCAAACGCTTATAGTGCTGCATACGAGGTGTTCACTAAAATACCTGCTGAGATTTTCGACAACCAAATGGAGATTGCTTTATACACTGGTCGTACTGAAGCTTTAGCTATTATTTCTGAGTGGAATACTTCAAACGCTTACGATCGTATCCAATACACTTCAGAAGGTGGTTCTATTCGTTTTATTTTACCACAAACAAATGTTGAAGTTATCACTGTACCTGCTTTAGATGGTCAAAATGAAATCTTTGCTATTCCTACAGCGTTAGTGTTCTTAGGGGTTGACGCAAGAGAGGACGAAAACTTTGATATCAAATACGACGCTTACAATGAGAAATTGAAAGTTGATACTTCTTTCAGATTAGGAGTACAATACGTATTCCCAGGTTATTTCGTAAGAGTAAAAAGATCTTAATTATTAACATAGGGTAGTTTAGGCTACCCTTTTAAAACTTATATAAACATGTGTGAGCTAAGTGCGGGATTTAACGCCCTAAATTGTGACTCGTCTGGAGGTGTTGCGACACTTTACATAGGGTCTTTGAGAGATGAAACTACAGGAGCTGCAAACTATACGT